CGGAAAGGCGACTGCTGAAGGTATCCAGAAAGCATATGAGAAGGCTGCTCAGTCTGCAGCAGCATCGGGTGATGCAGGTGTCATTGCTGCGACTAATGCTGCAAATGCAGGCCGCAATCTGGAAATCCAGATTGATGACAGCGGCCAGGCTGTAGTCAAAACCATGGATGACTGGACTAAAGCCAATAATCGCGTTGAGAACTCAGCCAGTGCCATTGGTGATGGCTATCGTGAAGCTGGCCGGGTGGCAAGAGAGGAGGCCAAATCCTCTACTGAAGCCTGGTCAGAAGCGCTTACTGCCATGCAGGGCAAGCTTAAAGCCTCTAAAACTGGAGTCATGGCTAAAAACGGTTATTCAGTTGATGAGATTGAGCAGCAGCTGACTGAAATGGGTTATAGCGGTAATGCCCGGCAAAAGGCTAAAGAGCTATTCGAGACGGCACAACAGGGTCCAGGTGGTTATTACCGTTCAGCTTCTCATGAATATGCTGCGCGTTACGGTGTCTCTGCATACGACAACCAGAAACAGACGGGCAATTATATGTACATTGCCGAGCAGCTGGAAAAGCTGGAAGAGTATGCGGGTAAGTCTGGCAGTGTAGGTACAGGCTCCAAAGCTAAAACAGCCGTGCCTGAGGTGAATATCAACAGCTTGGCTCCAGATGTGAGCTATCCTAAAACCAGCACTCCAACTGCTGAGCCTTCACGTACTGTCATCAACCAGATCTCGATTAATGGCCGCACAATTAATGTCCCTGTGGATGAGGCTAATCAGGGCAGTTTTAATGATTTCCTGACTGAACTGGAAAGGATAAAAAAGAGTAGCTAATGAAATTAATACGAGTGTCTACATCAGAAACCGTCCCGCTTGAGGACGGTTTTTTATGGTCTGATGAATTTGAATGGAAGCCCATCGAGCAGAAACAGAGTCGGGCTATTGATGGTTCTCTAATTATCCAGGAGGGCCGTAAAAAAGCAGGTCGTTCAATTATGCTGCAACCGGCAGATAACACGATGGGCTGGATCAAACGCCGTGATTTACGCAAGGTTCAAGACTGGTCTGCTTTATCTGAACAATTCATTCTGGCTTTTGAGTATCAGCACGACAGACGTGAATTTCATGTGATTTTTAACCATGAAGCCGGGGCTTTGGAAGCTGCTCCAGTGAAGGGAATTCCATCTGTATCTGACGATGACTATTACAACGTGACATTACGTTTTATTGAAGTGGGGGAGCTATATAGTGGCAATTGAAACTAAAAATCTGGTGCTCTATAAGTCCGAGCGCCTGAGCGATACAGAAGATGGTGGCGGCAAGTACTCTGGCCAGATTATTGAAGATGGCCAGAGCAATAACCTGTTTAATGATGTGAGTGAGCTGGACCGCACCATGGGTGATGTGTCACTGCGTAAACTGTTCCCCGCCGTGACAACGAATGATACAGACCTGCTTATGGGGGCTACGGTCTTCATCTCGGAAAACCCGAAAGACCCCAATGTCTCGGCTTTGCTGTTTAGTACAAAGTCGTGGATTGATGAGCGCAAATCTGCTCAGAACCGGATTGAAAACTATCTGGCCAAGGGTGGGCAGGCAGCAGGGAGCCCCCTAGATACGCATTATGCCGGTATGAAAACCCTGCAGGTGGCGATGTTTCTGAGTGAAGTCGAAAGCTCGGTAGGCAGTACGCTGGTACTGGTCTCAAAAGAAGGCCAGGCACTGCAGCATGAGCAGTATGTTCGCATCACCAAAGTTGAGACCCGTATTGCCAAGATGGTCATCGATGGAAAGGAAGTTGAATATAAAATTGCCACCTACAGTATCAATGATCCACTCGATCAGGATTATGTCGGGCTTTCTGCAAGACAATGGTATAGCGGCGACAAATCTCAAACTATTATTCGCGATACGATTGTGGCCGACACAGGTAAGTATTACGCCTCATCTAATCTGGCCACTGATGCCAAAGTCGGTGAGTTTACTGTAAATGCAGAAAGTATCTTTGCCCAGCTGGTTCCATCTGCCCAGACTGAAACACCAATTGTGGATGTAAACGCGGCCGGGGAAAGTATGGTGCTGGTACCGGGTAATACTGCTGCTATTACTGCAACTTACTCGACCAACATTGGTACCGCTCAGAATCTGTATATCGGCTCATCTGTCATGCCATCGAGTGTCTCGTTTAACCTGTTTGGCCAGCAGATCACTGATCAGGGCGGACTGCTTAAAAATACTTCTGGTACCCAGGTTGGAACAATTGATTACCAGCGCGGGCTGATCCAGTGGACGCAAGCTGCAGGTGCAGGATCTGCAAACTTAAGCATGACCTTTAAGCCGGCTTCAGCACCCAACCAGTACTTCCAGTCTGAAACCCGGCCAGTGACCCAGCAGAACCAGAGTGCCAACTGGACCGGTGTGCTGGTACCACCACCAGCCCCGGGCAGCCTTTCAGTTTCTTATATGTCACAGGGCAAGTTTTATGAACTGAAAGATGATGGTTCGGGGCGGTTGTCTGGCTCGAGTGCTTCGTTTGGTTCAGGCAATATCAATTATGAAACCGGCTCCTGGTCTATTACGACGGGTGCTTTACCGGATGTGAATACACCAATTTTACTGTTATGGGGTACACCGCTGGCTACGTTCATACGCTCAGGTCTTGCGGTTGAACCGGCAGCATTCGAGTTCGATTTACAGCAGGCAGGAATAGCCTCAGGCAGCGTGACAGTAAAATGGCTGCTGGAAGGCGAACAGAAAACCGCAACCACGAATACGCTGGGCCAATTTAGTGGCGATGCCACGGGTACCTTTAACTATGCTACCGGTCAAGGCCGCCTGGTCCCAAATAAACTGCCGCAGAAAAATACGGTCTTCACCATCAACTATAGCTATGGCGTACCGCTTGATCAGACTGTTGAAAATATCATGCCAGCTGATCAAAAGCTGAAATTTACCATTGGTTCCGGTGCTGCAATACAACCCAATAGTGTTGAGTTAAGTGTACCGGTTGCTGATCAAATCGGCTCAGTAATCGGTACAGTAGTTTTAACTGATATTCCGGTGAATGCAGAGGTTGGCAATCTGGTCAATAGTCAGGGCAAGGTACAGGGCACCATTACCTATGCAACAGGTGCGGTAGAAATTATTCCTGAAGCGACCAGCTCGGTTTTCACCAAATCCTATATACCAATTGCGGTTTATGGAGCAGCATAAATATGTCATTTTATTTACCCGCCACTTCTCAAATTAAGGAAGAAGTAGTGCAGCTCGGGGCATACCGGGCGACCAGTATTAGTGTGAAATACCGGGATACTTCAGGCGTAAGTGCTGGAGTTAAACAGGTTACCGGTGACAAGTTGCGCTTTGATCTGACCCAGGGCTTTGATGAGCAGATTCTCTCGGGCGCGGTGCGTTTTATGTTGGGTACGGATACTTATCTAGACCGTACTGGCACCCTGGTACGCAATGTAAATCCAGCCAATAACAGTGGCACCAGTTCCGGCAGTATTCAGTATGGTACTGGTAAGATCGAAATCGACAGCTGGACACCAAATACGGATAACCACCTGACACTGCAGTCTTTAACCACCACTACAGATATGCCCCCGGTCAACCGTATCAGCTTTAGAACACCGGTCAGTCCGCTGCGTCCCGGATCGTTAACAGTCGTCGTAGCCACACTGGACTTCGAGCAGCTCACATTGCGGGCCGATGATGACGGCATCATTGAAACCAGCCGTGCACATGGCCAGATTAATTACGATACCGGTTTTGTGGATCTGTTTTTTTACACCAAAACCAAGATTACTGAGGCTAACCGTGTAGGACTGGAGAGTGAACCCTGGTATGACCCATTACTGGAGTATCAGGAAGGCACTGACACTTTTATCAATATACCGGTATGGGTTGCGCCGGAATCGGTCCGTTATAACGCGGTGGCTTATACTTATATTCCACTGGATGCTGAGATCTTGGGGCTATCCGCTACACGTCTGCCACTTGATGGCCGGGTACCGATTTATCGGGTGGGTGATATCGGTATTGTCAGCTCCAGCAAAATATTTGAGCTGCCGGATCATGTGGCTGGCCAGACTTATGAGTTGCCAGATCAGCGTATTTCATGGGCCGAGCTGGAAGATGCCGACGGGGTAAAAGTACCGTTTGATATGTACAGCATGGATTATGACTATGGCAAGTTTACTCTGGGCGGTGATTTTGCTTTAAATGCACTGACCGCACCATTGACAATGAAATATCGCTATCAGGACATGCTGCTAATTCGTGATGTGCAGATCAACGGCCAGCTAACCTTCACCAAGCCACTGACCCACAATTATGATGCTGAAAATACCATTGTCGGTTCAGCGTTGATCATTGGCGATATGCAGGCCCGCTCTACCGGTAAATTTGTACAGCAGTCATGGAATAGTGTCTGGTTAGATGAGGCCACTGGTGGGGCGATTTCAGCCAATTACAATGATGCCTTGTATCCGATTGCCGTTACAAATAATGGTGCAATTCAGGAACGCTGGGCACTTGTATTTACAAGTGATGGGACAGCCTTCCGATGTATCGGGGAATATTCGGGTCAGATTGGTACAGGGACTGTCAACACGGACTTTGCACCGATCAATCCGGTCACTGGAGTGCCGTATTTTGTGGTGAAAAAGGAAGGCTGGGGCAGTGGTTGGGTGAGTGGCAATGTCCTGCGCTTTAATACAGTGGCTGCAACATTTCCAGTCTGGGTCATTCGCACCGTGAAACAGTCAGAACCAACGGTATTGTCAGATGAGTTTCAGATCATGCTGCGTGGTGATATTGATCGTGAAGTCTAACTTTGACCTAAAGTAATAATGCTTGTGTATTCTTCTTGCTATCACTTAAGCATGCAGATTAATCAAGTATCTTTTTTCTATAGACCGCCTAAAGCGGTCTTTTTAATGAGTAAATAAAAATGGTAATGAAGCAGACACAGACCAAGATGTTTGATTTTGCAGATATCGGCCTGGGGTTCAGTGCAGGCTCAA